AATAATGATCAAAGGAAAAGAAGCTGATGTTTTCGACAGCACTAAACACCATTTAGAATCAATGTTGAGCAAGGTTGGGGATAAATCAGCTACGGATCTATTTGAGACATTTTTTAATGGAGTGATAGCCCCAGAGTTCCTCAAAGCATACGGAGTAGAACTCAGATATACCAAAAATTACTCTAAATTGATCAATAAGTTAGATGAATGTCATAAGTCATTGATATTCAAGGGCATATCATAAGTGTTTGATAGTCAATGAGTTAGGCTGATGATCATGTTTATTCATATAACCCGTTGATACTCAATGACTTATCATATATGCTGAGTATCAATGACTTATGACTTTTCGAGTTATCTTGACTCAGATTTCGTAAGTCATTGATACTCAAAGAGTTAAGATCCTGTACAAATCCATGGTCTCATGTTATAATATTATTATAAGATTGAGATTGACCATGAGAAAGAAAAGAAACGACCGAAATTACATTATCTATCAAGTGACGATAGGTGAGGAAACATACATTGGATTGACTGTGGCTCAAGGTCGAGCATTTTGGAAGTCTGTTAAGATTCGAGTTCAGAAACATATCTCTCGTGCCTTGAAGGAGAACAAGGACTGGTCGATGTGTAAATGCATCCGTGAGAGTGATGAAACAATCTACTATGATATTTTAGATGTTGTTCGTGGTCGCAAGACTGCTTATCAGCTAGAACGTAAATTCATCGGTGAATTGACACCATCACTCAATGATTTCTAAGATATTGATTATCAATGACTTATGACTTTTACAAAAGATTGAAAATCAGTTTCATAACCTGTTGATGATCAATGAAATAAAGATGTTTACAAATCCTCAAAAATAGATTATAATATACATATAAGATTGAGAAAGACCTATTTAATGAAAAAGACTACTGAAACAAAATCGACTCTGGCTCGCCTTCTGGCGAAAGAGAACATTACCGTCACCCACGGTAACATGAAGACCGCATATTTCGATGTCAAGAATCGAGTTCTGGGTCTTCCAACTTGGAAGGATCGTGGCCAAGATGTTGAAGACATGCTGATCGGACACGAAGTTGGTCACGCACTTTATACTCCAGAAAAAGCTGTCGAAGACTTTCGGGCTGCCTGTGGCACACTTCCATTTGATGTGTGTAACATTGTTGAGGACATTCGAATTGAACGAATGATTAAAGATACGTATCCTGGCTTGCCACGAATCTTCAAAAAAGCTTACACAGTTCTTGTTGAAAAAGACTTCTTTTCCATTGCAGGTAAAGATGTTTCTTCTCTCAAGTTCTTGGATCGTCTCAATCTTCGTGGAAAGATTGGTGACATTGCAAATATCCCACTTGATGCTGAAGAAGAAGTGATCTATCAAAAGTGCCTCGCGGCTGAAACTTTCGAAGATGTTCTTGAGATTTGTAAAGAGATTGCTTCCAACTACAAAGACGAGCCAAAAGAAGAACCAGCCCCTGGTGATGACGAAGAATCTTCTGATAGTGAGGGTGATGAAACTCCAGCTCCCGGTGATGACGAAGAATCTGCTGATGAAAATGAGAGCACTTCAACTGACGACGGCGAAAATGCTGAGGGTGAAGAAAATGACTCTGACTCAGAAGACGAAGAATCTAATGAAGGTGATGCCTCTTCAAGTGATATTGAAGCCGATGAAAATGCTGAAGTCTCTGGTGATAACTCTGATGATTCTGAAAGTGAGAAAGATATGAGTTCTACAGGAACTGAAGGCGGTTTCAACGAAGATGAGCTTACCTCTGATACACTTCGTGAATTTGAAAATTCTGTTAAGAATGATGTTGAAATGCCCGCCGAAAACGGATATATGCCAGGCATGTTACCTCGACGATCTTATGTCAATGATATGATTATCAGCTATAAACAACTAGCCGAGAGTCGTGGAAATGTTGAGGTGAAACTTAACAAGACTGATGAACAAAATAAAAAAGATTATGGTGAAGGTACTTTTCCAAGCTTACTCGATTCATTTGTCACCGAACTACCTAAGCTCAAGAAAAAGACTTCTAAGAAAGTTGGAGTTTTGGTTCGAGAATTCGAACGTCGTAAAGCAGCTTATCAATACTCTCGCTCGACTGAAGCTCGCACTGGTGTGATTGATGTGAACAAGCTTCACTCTTACAAGATCACGGATGAGATTTTCTTGAGCAAATCTCTTCTTGCTGATGCCAAGAGTCACGGGATGATCTTTCTAATTGATTATTCTGGTTCGATGTCAAATGTCTTACCAGATGTTATTGAACAGACTCTCAATCTTGTTGAGTTCTGTAAGAAGGTCGGAATACCATTTGATGTTTATAGCTTCACCAGTGGTTACTATCAAACCAATGATAATTGTAAAACAACTTCAACTATCAATGAGGTTGACTTAAGAGATGTTATTCTCATTCACCAGTTGAGTAGTTCAATGTCCAAAGGTGACTATACCGAATCTACCAAAAATCTGTGGGCACAATATTGGTTACAAAAGAGAGGTCATTCACGCCTCACAGTTTGTTCGAAATATGAGCGCCTTGGAGGTACTCCACTGGATACGGTTCTTACAATGATGTATACCATCGTAAAAGACTTTGTTGCCAAACATCGTGTTCAAAAGACCATGTTTGTTACACTGACCGATGGTGATTCATCACGGATGCAAGTGAACTATGATACTGGTGAATTCAATCCAACTGTTCGCATGAAGACAGGTGATTCAAATGTCAACATCAACATCTATAACGGAACTGTGGACATGATGAAATTGATTGGTACTATACCCTCTGTAACAACCCTTGGATTTTTTCTTCCAAGCAATGATCGAGCTTCGGCTTCTAAGATATCAGGTGTCTTATCAAATGGTCGCTGGGTTAATAAAAGTTCAACCGATTATAAGAAAGCAATTAAGAGCTATAAGAAAGATGGTTTCTTAGAAGTGAAAGAAAAAATGGGTTACAATTCTTACATTGTACTGAACTCAAATGTTAAGATTGAGGACAAGGAGTTCGAACATAACTCAGCTGACGAGATTGCAACCTCCAGAAAAGCTCAGACTAAGCTCGCCAAAGAATTCTCAAAACATCACGGTGAGAGTAAAAAGAATCGAGTTCTTATGAGTCGAATCGCCGAAATGGTGGCTTAACCCAAAGTGAAAAACAACTTAAACTCTTGATTATCAATGACTTATGACTTTTACCAAAAGAATTCAAACAGTTACATAAGTCATTGATAATCAAACAGATAAGACCATTGACAAATCCTCTAAAATAGATTATAATATACATATAAGATTGAGAAAGACCTATTAAATTATGAAAACTATGTTAAATACCAGTGAAATTACTCGCCTCCATGCTGAATTTGAAAACACTTCTGCAAGTGTTCGAATCGGTGAAATTCGTGATCGTGCCGAATCTATGGGCTTCGACCGCAAGGTGGCTTATAAGACAGTGAAGAATCTGTTCGTGAATGATTCAATTCGTGGACATTACTTCTTCCCAAATTCTGATGCGGAACCAACTCCAGTCAAAGTTGTGGCGAAAGTTGCTCCTTCTCCTGCTGAGACATTCAAAAATGCTCTGGCGGTGTCTTCGGTTTCTGACGATGAGATTTACATCCCATCAGTTGACCCAACCTTTGTTAAGTGGGGTGAATATAAGACTGTGTTCAATGTGTTGAATTCTAATCTATTCTTTCCATTATATATCTCAGGTATGTCTGGCAACGGTAAAACATTCATGGTTGAACAGGCCTGTGCCAAAGCCAAACGTGAATATGTCCGAGTTCAGATTTCGCCAGAAACTGACGAAGATGATTTGATCGGAGGTTTTCGACTAATCGGAGGTGAAACTGTCTTCCAAAAGGGACCAGTTATCAAAGCAATGGAACGTGGATGTGTTCTTCTGATTGATGAGATTGACCGAGCTACTAATAAGATCATGTGTCTTCAAGGTGTACTCGAAGGTAACCCTGTTCTTCTTAAGAAGACTGGAGAGGTGATCGCCCCTGCCCCTGGTTTCAATGTGATCGCAACTGCGAATACCAAAGGTCGTGGCTCAGATGATGGTCGATATTCCGCTGCCTCAATCATTGATGATGCTTTCCTCGAACGATTCGTGGCTACGATTGATCAGCCTTATGCAACCCCAGCAGTTGAAATGAAAATCTTGACTAAGCACGCGGTCAAATATGATGTCGATGACAGCAACTTTGTTGAAAAACTGATCGCCTGGGCATCGGTGATTCGAAAGACATTTGAAGATGATGCTATTGATGATGTTATCTCAACCCGCCGTCTGTGCCATATCATCAAGTGCTTCTCAATCTTTACAGATCGAACCAAGGCCATTGAACTCTGCATCAATCGATTTGATGAAGAAACTCGAACAGCCTTTCTAGACCTTTACACTAAAATTGATGAGTCAACTCCAACAATGGAAGAGCTTATCAATGGAAGTGAAAATACAACGGAAACGACCATCCGGGGCGAGTGGAAATCGTTTTAATAGTCATACTCAATCAATCGAGGTGGTGTCCTTTGGTCGGGGCACCACCTCACTATAACAAAATTTATGAATCTAACAGAACAACCTAAACCAGAACAATATTGGAAAGAACGATACGAAGAAAGTATTGAAGTGAAAAATGTAAAGAAGCCCACAAATCCTAAAGATGCATGTGGGGTTAAAAAGGTACCCATGAGTGGAATGCCTATGAATGTTTTAATGGAAGCTGGACTAGTTAAGCTCCACGGTGACCTAAAATATGGTCGATTTAACTGGCGAGAAGCTGGAGTCCGAGGCTCAGTATATTATGATGCTGCGATTCGTCACCTTGCCGCTTGGTATGAGGGTGAAGACATTGACCCAGATTCTGGTATTCATCATATCGCTCATGCAATCTGTGGTTTAGCGGTTCTTCGTGATTCAATGATAAGAGATAATTGGAGTGATGATCGACCACCACCTAGTGATACTGGATGGATTAATAAATTTAACAAGCAAGCCGAAAAAATGATTGACAAACAATCTAATTCTGATATAGTACTAAATAATGAAACTAAATAATAAAACAATAGATATCCTTCGAAACTTCGGAGCGATTCAACCCAACCTCGTAGTTGAGCCTGGTTCAACTATTTCTACCCTAGCAGAAGCAAAGCATATTATGGCTGAAGCACAGATTGATGAATCATTCAATTCTACTTTCGGTATCTATGATGTGAATGAGTTTCTTTCTGCTCACTCCCTTCTTGAGGGACCAGAGCTTGACTTTGCAGAAAGTCATGTGACTCTAAAATCTGGTGATGCTAAAGTTAAATACCACTTTGCTGATACCGAGATTCTTACTAAGAAGACTCAGGCAATTAGCATGCCTCCGGCTGATCTATCATTCACATTCACCGAAGTGAACATCAATAACATCCGAAAGGCTGCATCAAGTCTTAGTCTAGATGCTCCAACACTATCCTTGATTGTTGAGGACAGTAATATTGTAGCACGAGTCATTTGCTCTCAAAATCCATCTTCAAACACCTATTCATTAGTCATTGGTAAATATGATGGCCCCGATACAGAAGCTGATTATCGATTCAACATTGATAATTTGAAGCTTATTGCGGGAGATTATAGTGTGGATATCACAAATAAACTAATTTCCAACTGGAAACATGATACAGTAAACGTACAATACTGGATCGCACTTGATAAATCATCAAACGTATAGAATAAAAATGAGTGAAGAAACAGAACAAGTAGAACAAACAGAACCATCGATTACAATCAATGATTTTACCATGATGGTTAATATCATTGATGTCTGCTCAAAACGAGGAGCCTTCGAGGGTACAGAACTAAAGGATGTCGGAATTATTCGAAGCCGACTTGCGGAGTTTGTTGAATATCACAAACCCAAAGAAGAAGAAGATCAATCAGAACTTGATCTCGCTGAAACGGAAGAAAAAGAAGATAGTTAAATGATTGATGGTGGGTGCTTCGGTACCCACCATCTTTATCTTGACTCTCGAAACTTATTATTATATTATATACTATATGAAAGAAAATTTATTATGGGTGGAGAAATATAGACCTCAGAAGATTGAGGATTGTGTTCTACCACAAAAATTGAAAAAGACATTTAAAGAATTCGTTAAGAATGATGATATTCCAAATATTATTCTTGCTGGCCCCGCTGGTACAGGAAAGACAACCATTGCCCGAGCACTATGTAATGAACTAGGACTTGATTGTCTTATGATCAATGCTTCGGAGGAAAGTGGTATTGATACACTTCGAAACAAGATCAAACAGTTTGCTTCTTCTATGTCGCTTGATATGACAAAGAAGTATAAGGTTGTTATTCTAGATGAGGCTGATTATCTCAATGCTCAATCGACACAGCCTGCTCTTCGTGGTTTCATTGAAGAGTTCTCAGGCAATTGTCGATTTATTCTGACTTGTAATTTCAAGAATCGTATCATTGAACCACTTCATTCAAGATGTACAGTAATTGATTTCAACGAAGTGAAAATTAATGATCCCAAGTTGGCTGCAACTTTCATGAAACGTCTGCAATTCATTCTGAAAGAACAGGATGTTGAATTCAATAATCAAGCAATTGCTAATCTGATTATGAAACATGCTCCAGACTGGCGCCGTGTTATCAATGAGTGTCAGCGATATTCAACCTCTGGTACACTCTCACCTGAGATTGTTACTACTGGTGAATCAGAGATTAAGGAATTGGTAAAACATCTAAAAGAGAAAGACTTTCGCTCGATGCGAGCATGGGCAGCTAACAATTCTGACATTGACTCTTCGGTTGTTTTCCGTAGAATCTATGATAGTGCTTATGATATACTCGATGGTCAATCTATTCCACCAACGATTCTTATTTTGGCTGATTATCAATACAAAGCAGCATTCGTTGCTGACCGCGAATTAAACCTAGTTGCTTGTCTCACAGAGATTATGGGCACCGCAAAATTCAAATAATATATTATGTACGAAAAAGTAATCAAAATCGGCGATTGGATGCCTGTAACTGAAATCCCAACAAAAAATAGTAAACTCTATGAGTTAATTCATGGTGTTTATCAGGTAACAGAAAGTAAATATATTCGAGAGATTAGTGATAAACTTGTTCACGATAAGATTAACTATACTGGAACTGGAAAAGATTTGCAAGACCGTTCTTATGGTATAAGAGCAGAACAAGGTGACCATCCGGTAAATCATTTTGTGAAGATTCAACACCTTATTAAAGATGGAATTGACAGAACCAAGATTGATAAAAAAGATTTAGTCATTCGTTATGTCCAAACTTCAACTCCAAAACAAGGCGCAGCACTAGAGAAAAAGATTCATGTAGATTCCAAAAAGGCATTTGGTAAACATCACAGATGGGATGAGTGTTCTTCTGGCCCTTTGAGCAAACTTATCTATGCTCTTTCTATTCAATCCGAACTATCTTTAGAGCATCAGATTTCAAGTGTCAATATTCTTAAGGAACTAACACACCAAGCACTAGAAAAACAATTTTAATGACACCATTTGATTTCCTAAATTCAATCAATGAGAAGAAGTCTTATTTGTTCGATGATATTCGGGCAGATAATTCTGGTGAAGCATCTGATCTAGATTCAGTAGATCGCAAGTATCCACCCTTTATGGTGAATCGTGGTTTATCTTATTTTGTCGATACAGTAATGTTGGCGAATGAGATGAACCAACGATTCGAACTTGCAAAGAAGATGCAATATGATTTCTTATATCACGGTGTGAGAAAGAAGCGTAGATTCTCAAAATGGGTGAAGAAACCAAAAGATAGCAAAGATATCGAACTTATTAAAGAAGCTTATTGTTATAGTCGAGAAAGAGCTGAAGAGGTTTATGATCTTATCGATATTAAGCAACTGAGAAAGGATATGGATAAAGGAGGAACAAAATAATTATGTCAGTTAAATTAATATCAGTATCTAAGCCCGCTGTAGAGGGTGTTGAAAATGCAGAAGACCTTGTAGCATATTGTGCTCGAGTCTCTAATCCATCGAATCAGATGAATACAGAGACAGCACCAAAACTATTGAGGTATCTGATTAAACATAAACATTGGTCACCCCTAGAGATGGTGTCAATGACATTGGAATTAAAAACAAGTCGAGCAATCGCAGCTCAAATTCTACGTCATAGATCATTCTCTTTTCAAGAGTTCAGCCAACGTTATAGTGAATCAACTACTCTAACGCCTATTGAATATCGAAAACAGGGTAAGACAAATCGTCAAGTTGGAGATGAGCCATTTGAATTGAAACACACCAATGAGTTTCTGATTAACTCCATTATGGAAAAGAATTTAGAACTCTATAATGATTTAATTAATGAAGGTGTAGCAAAGGAATGCGCACGAATGGTTCTTCCACTTTGTACTGAAACTACAATGTATATGGCAGGCACTTTACGTTCTTGGGTTCATTATATTGATCTAAGAACACAACAAGACACACAAAAAGAACATAGGATTATTGCTGAAGGCTGTAGGTATATCTTTATTGAACAATTCCCTGTTGTCGCTGAAGCATTAGAATGGAAATAATGAAACTATTAAAGTTTGAAGCAAGTTGGTGTGGCCCATGCAAAGCTATGGATCATATCTTGGATTTAATGGAACTTAACATGGAGGTTGAGAAAATCAATATCGATCATAATGTTCAACTAGCGCAGGATAATGATATCAAATCTGTCCCTACTGTAATTCTGATTGATGATAAAGGAAAGGAAGTAGATAGACTCATAGGACTAAAGACCTTTGATGAATTAAAAGAATTTGTGAAAAATTAAATTTTTATAAATAATAGTATGAATGAAGATACTATTATAAAATGGACACCTGATGATATGTTAGAGGTTCTACTATCAGAACCCGATGACTTTCTTAAAATTAAGGAAACATTAACACGAATTGGTGTTTCATCAAAGAGAGAATATAATACACTCTATCAGAGCTGTCATATATTGCATAAACAAGGGAGATATTTCATCGTACACTTTAAAGAGCTTTTCTTACTTGATGGTAAGCCTTCGAACTTTACATTAGATGATATGTGTAGACGAAACACAATAAGCACATTACTATCTGATTGGGGATTACTTGACATTGTAGATGCTTCCAGAGCAGAAGATAAAACCAGTCTAAGAAGCATTAAAATTATATCACATAGAGATAAGCGCGAATGGAATTTAGAATCAAAATATTCCATCGGTAATGTTAAAGGTGTATAAATAAAATTTTAAGATCACACGTTGTGATCTTGAATGAGATGCCTTCGGGGTCTCACAACACATAACCTGCCTAATAGGAGGAACAAATAAATGACAAAAGCAACATATCAATGGCCAGGCTCAACTTGGTCAGTAGGTCTCGATTCTATTTTTGATAGACTCGAAAAACAAAGCACACAACCATCTGGTTATCCACCTCACAATGTAGTGAGGCATGATGATGACCAATTCGAAATTGCAATTGCTGTTGCAGGTTTCGGTGAGAAAGATCTTACAGTTGAACAAGATCAGAATATTCTCACTATCGCATCTAAAGATGTTGATCTAAATGGTGATAAAGAATATATCCATAAGGGTATTGCTACACGTAAATTCGATAAGAAGTTCACACTTGGTGAATATATCGAAGTGAAAGAAGTGGCTCTTGTAGACGGTATTCTCTCGGTATATCTTGAAAAGAATATCCCAGAAGAGAAGAAACCAAAGAGCTTCTCTATCAATTCAAAGCCAGAATTCTTGGCTGAATAACCCTATTGGTCTTTCCCTCTTTCGCCTATGAAGTAAAGGGGATTTTTATATAAATAGATACATGAGTAAAAGTATATCGATATCTAATCCAGATCAATTAGTATCATTGATTGTTGAGCCTAATGCAGGTCCGAAAATTGGAGGTACATTGAACCTTTCTATTTTTACTAGCGCAAGCTATATAGATGTTTCTAATAATGATATTGAAGACTTCGGCACATTACCTGGAAATTTAGAAACATTTAATTGCTCAAAAAACAAAATATCGAATATTCCTTCAACATTTAGTGTTTCTGATAAGCTTCTTAATATTGATCTTCACGAAAATTCGCTAACTGAACTTGACATCGAAAGAATATTATCGTCGTTTGTTGGAATTGGTGATGTTACCGGTACATCGCCGCAACCCGTAATAGATATATCTAAATTTGGTAATGCTGTACCTAACGCAACTGGTCTTGGATATATTACAACTTTGCGAAATTTCGGTTGGAATGTAAAATATAATCCTGGAGAATATGTTTTATCGACTGATGCCGTAAGTGTTTCAGAAGGTCAATCAATTACTATTTCACTAGATAGAACTATCAGCGAAATCGCAGATGGAACAATAGTTCCTTATACCATAACGGGTATTCAAGCCGATGACATTGCAGAGTCTCTTACTGGGAATTTTACAGTCAACAATAATACTGCATCTCTTACTTTTAATATCGAAAGCGATATTGGTGTAGATAAGTATGCAGAAGGTGAAACATTTACTATGACTCTCGATAGCCCGAATGCAGTTACCTCAATCGATATACCAATTGTTGATACTACTCCTGAACCATATGCATTAACTGCTACTGCTTCAGAGACTGAGGGACAAAGTTTCAATATCACTATCAGTACTACAGTCGGAACTACGGTCTCAGATGGAACAACTGTTCCTTATACTATAACTGGTATTCAAGCAAATGACATCACTGAGGCGCTTACTGGAAACTTTACTCTTACAAGTAACACTGATACAATTACAATTAATCTTGAAGCTAACTCTCCGATTGACGAGAACGAGACAATGACAATTAAGTTGGATGATTATCCTACTTCTGCATCAATCAGAATATTTGATATTTAGCACCGCACTTTGTGGTTTACATACCGTACATAGTATGGTATAATTATATTTATGATTTTGAACGGATTCTATACAAGTGTCGATCGTTTTGGCAACAGTTTATTATACCGAGGCTATGGAGCCAATGGTAACAAGATTTTTCAGCGGATTAAATATAAGCCGACTCTTTATATTCCTTCAAAAAAGGTAGATACCGCATGGAAAGCACTTGACGGTACACCAGTTGAGGCTATGCATTTTGATACAATGCGCGAAGCTAAAGAGTTTGAGACAACATACGCAGATGTTCCAAGCTTTAAGGTATATGGTAACAACCGACATATTCCAGCATTTATCCAAAGCCAATTTCCAAACGAAATCCAGTACTCTCGTTCTCTTGTAGATATAGCTTCAATCGATATTGAAACATCTTATGGTGACGGTTTTCCCGAGGTCGATAATCCAGTTAATGAGATTCTTACAATTGCGTATAAAAGTTCAAAGGATGATACGTATCGAGTATGGGGAATAAAGCCATATGATGCTACAAAGACGGAACTCAATGGAGTCAATATCGATTATCGTCAATATACCGCTGAGTCATCAATGCTCGAAGCGTTTATTAACTTTTGGGCAAAGGAAGAAAATATTCCTGATGTCATTACTGGTTGGAATACACGGTTTTTCGATATACCATATATGGTATCTCGTATGGCCTTTTTGCTCGGTGAAGAAAAGGTAAAAGAGTTATCTCCATGGAAAAAGATCGATCGTAGAGAGATTAATATCCAAGGTCGTAAGCAAGTTGCATTTGATATTGTTGGTATTCAGCACCTTGACTATATGGAACTCTTTAAAAAGTTTGCATATACGTATGGCAATCAAGAATCTTATTCTTTGAATCATATCGCAAGTGTAGTACTTGGAGAAAAGAAACTTGACTATTCTGAGGTTGGTACACTTCGTGATTTATATGATGCAGACTTTCAAATGTTTGTTGACTACAACATTAAAGACGTTGAACTCATCGAACGTATGGAAGAAAAGCTTGGTCTTATTACATTGGTATTGACTATGGCGTACCTCGGTGGTGTGAATTATACTGATACGCTTGGCACAACCGCGATATGGGACTCTATTATTTTCCGCAGGCTAGCACGATCTCGAATTGCGGTTCTTCCCCAAAAAGATTCTGAGACAGCATCGTATCCAGGCGGGTATGTTAAAGATCCTCATGTAGGTATGCACGATTGGGTAATGTCGTTCGATTTAAATTCGCTTTATCCAAATTTGATTGTGCAATATAATATGTCTCCTGAAACATTAGTTGATTCTACTTCTGATGCTGATTGTGCACAAGCTTCGAATGGTGCTAGGTTTACTAAAGAGAAAAAAGGTATTGTTCCTGAAATTGTTGAGGAACTATATAGCAAACGTGTTACAATTAAACAAGAGATGTTAGACGCAAAACGTAAGCTTGAGGGTATATCAAAGGATAAAAAGCATGAGCGTCATCAAATGACCTCACAGGTTGCCCGTCTTGAGACTCTACAGACCGCGATTAAGATTCTTCTTAATTCTCTTTATGGTGCTATGGGTAATAAGTACTTTCGTTACTTCGATCTTCGCATTGCTGCTGGAATTACCCTTACTGGACAAGAAGTGATTAAGCATGCAGAGAAAAGCGTTAATGAATTTCTCAATGAATTCATCGGTAATGATAAAGATCGAGTAGTTGCTATGGATACTGACTCAGTTTATATCGGTGTAAAAGATGTAGTTGATAAGTTTAAGCCAAAAAAACCTATTGCATTCCTCGATGAATTTGGTTCTAAAGCAATTGAACCTATGTTAGCAAAAGCCTTTGACAAGTTTGCGCAAGATACAAACGCATATAGTAATCGTATGGTTATGAAGCGAGAAGCAATTGCTGATCGTGGTATTTGGACAGCAAAGAAACGTTACATACTCAATGTACATAACAACGAAGGTGTTCAATATGCTGAACCGAAGATCAAGATCATGGGTCTCGAGTCTATTAAGTCCTCTACACCTCAAGCGTGTCGCACTGCTATGAACGAGATGTTTAAAATCATTGTAACAGGAGAAGAAGAAAAAACACAAGAAGCAATCGCATCATTTAAGAAACACTTTAAGTCGCTTTCACCTGATCAAGTAGCGTTTCCTCGAGGAGTTACAGATATCAAAAAGTGGGCATCGCGTGGTACTATATACAAAAAAGGTACACCAATCCACGTTCGTGGTTCTCTTCTCTATAATGATCAGTTAAAGTCTCGAGGCCTTAATCGTAAATACCAAGTTATTCAAAATGGTGATAAGATTAAGTTCTTGTATATGCTTATGCCAAATACTCTTCGTGAAAACGTTGTAGCCTTTCCAGACTTTTTGCCTAATGAATTAGAGCTTGATAAATATATCGATTATGATAAGCAATTTCAAAAGGCATTTCTTGATCCTATTGAAATTATTCTTAAAGCTATAGGATGGACATCGGAGCCTCAGGCTGACCTTCAGCAATTCTTCTTTTAGAGTTTACAAAATACACAAAATAATATATAATATATAACTTATGAGTAACAACTGGCCAAAAGACATAAATGAAATGCATACTAAATTTGGTGTGCGAAACGCCGTAAAGAACTTCGATAGTGTTATGCTACGAACATTCTTACGTTTTAGATTAGATTTTTTACACGAAGAATTAGGTGAAACTGAAAAAGCGGCAGAAGCTGGCAAACCTATCGATGCAGAAGAAGTGGTTGATGGTTTGATTGACCTTTGTGTTGTAGCGATTGGCACTCTTGATGCGCTTGGTGTAGATCCATATAAAGCTTGGGACGAAGTACATAAAGCTAATATGTCAAAGGAAGTTGGCATTAAAGAGGGTAGAGATAACCCGCTTGGCCTTCCAGATTTGTGCAAGCCAGAAGGGTGGGTAGCACCAAGCCACAAAGGAAACCACGGTGATCTAGCTAAATAGAAATATGTCTTACTCTCTTACGATCTACAAAAATATTTTCGATAATAAGACT